CAAAAAAACACTCTTAAAAAACATCAGCAAACGCATGGTCATACAAAGGCCCATATGGAATATATGAAACGTAAGATGAGAGAAGGAATGTCATTTACAGAGGCGCATAGATTAGCAATGAGAAAGAAAGGAAAATGAGTGATCCCAGACTTAAAAGATTTGGATTATCTGGTTTTAATAAACCTAAAAGAACTCCTTCACATCCAACAAAATCACATGTTGTCTTAGCCAAAGTAGGCGATAAGGTCAAACTAATTCGCTTTGGTATGCAAGGTGCAAAGAATAAACCACCAAGAAAAGGAGAATCTGATGCAGATAAAGCAAAACGCAAAAGTTTTAAGGCTAGACACGCTAAAAATATTAAAAAGGGCAAAATGTCAGCAGCATATTGGGCTAATGTAGAGAAATGGAGCTAACATTGTGAATAATTGTTAATTAAATTATGGCAGAAGAACCAATCAAACCAAATCCCTCACCTCAAGAAGTCGAAGCTTTAAAAGAAAGCGTTAGAAAGTTGGAAGCTAATAACAAAGCATTGATGGAGCAATATGGAAAAGCAATGGATAAAGCAAAAGCAATTCCTGATGATGTAGATGTTAATGCTCTAATTGCATTTAAACAACAGAAAGAACAAGAAGAGCTTGAAGCTAAAGGAAGATACGAAGAAGCTATTGCAAAACAAGCGCAGCAATTCCGAGAGGCAGAAGCAATGCAAAAGCAACAAATTGAAAAATTAATGGCAGAGAAAAGACAATTAGAAATTGAAGCTCCAGCTGTAACAGCTTTGGCTGATGTGGTACATGATCCTAAATATGCTCTTAGTCAAATAAAAAGAGAACAATTAGAAAGAGAGGCTGATGGAACAGTTGTAGTTGTAGATGGATATAATAGAACTCCTGTTAAGGAGTGGGCATTGTCTAATATTCCTACATGGGCGCAAAAATACCCAAGACCTCAAGGCAGTGGAGCTACTACTTCAAGAGTGCAAACAGAATATCTTAAGGCTGGTGAAAAGAATCCTTTTGCTCAAGAAAGTTTTAACCTTACTGAGCAAGGCAGACTGGCAAAATATAATGTAGAAAAATTTAATATGCTCAAAAATGCAGTTAAGGGTTAATATAGAAACATCTACTGTGCGGTAGTAGGGTGTGCGCCCGAAAGAAAAAAATAATTTTTTAAATAAATGGCTACAGTCCGTAGTGATTTAATTGTTCCAGAAGTTTTCTCGCCCTACTTAGTAGAGGCCACTACTCAAACAGATTCTTTTCTGCAAAGTGGTGTTGTGCAACCTTTGGCTGAATTAAATCTATCTGCTGATAGAGGGGGCGATTTTGTTCGCATACCTTTTTATAAGGCAAATTTATCTGGAGACTTTGAAGTTCTTACAGATTCAACTTCATTAACACCTTCAAAAATTTCAGCTGATAATCAAATAGCAGCTGTTCTTCATAGAGGTAGAGCTTTCAGTTCGCGTGATTTAGCTGCATTAGCAGTTGGTAACAGTACTGATCCAATGGCTGCTATTGCTCAAAAGACGGCAGCATACATTAATAATCAAAAACAAAAGGATTTGTATGCCTGCTTGACTGGTGCTTTTGGTTCATTAAATAACAACGATAGTAATTCAGCATTGTTTGAATTAACTATTGATAGTGAAAATGGTGATACACCTACTGCATTAGCTCCTAGACACGTTGCAAAGGCTCAGTCTTTATTAGGTGATCAAGGTTCTAAGCTTACATCAATCGCAATGCACAGTAAGTGCTACTACGATTTGGTAGAAAGAAATGCAGTTGATTTTGTTGCTGCTACTGATATTAATGGCGGTGGTGCTACTGCTTCAGGTGGAACAATCCAAGGGGCCTTTGAAAATCCAAATTTTGGTCAATTCATGGGACTTAATGTAATAGTTTCAGATGATATTCCAACTGCAGGAACTGGAGCTTCCACTGAGTACAGCGTTTTCATGTTTTCTCAAGGATCTGTCGTAACTGGCGAACAGGCTCCAATAAGGACACAAACTGATAGAGATATTCTTGCTTTAGAAGAAGCAATGGCAATTGATTTGCATTATATTTATCACCCTGTAGGGCTTAAATATAACGTAACTACAGTTAATCCAACAAGATCAGTTCTTGAAACAGTAGGCTCTTGGTCGAAAGTTTACGAAACAAAAAATATAGGGATTGTACGCGCTACCGTTGTTTCAAACAACGATTAACCGAAAACCCTTGCTATAACTAGGATTTTTAAATCATGGCTACTCTTTTTGAGTTACAGAATCCAGCTTTCGGTCAATTAACTAAAACTAAAGTTATTAAGACTGAAAATGGAGCGCACACATTAACAACTGCTGAAATGATTGAAGGCATTGTTGATGGAACTCCAACAGGAAACAGAGCAGTAACAACACCTACCGCAGCAGCTATAATATCTGCTTTAGGCACTCAAGGTGGGGTCGGTCAAACTTTTGAATTAACGATTGTCAACAAGGCAACCTCAACTCATAAGTTTACTTTGACTGCTGGTTCTGGAGTCACTATTGTTGGTGATGCTGATGTTGCAGCTGCTAGTTCTGGTACTTTCTTAGTGAGAGTAACAAGTTCTACTGCTGTAAGTGCATTTAGAAAATAAATGAGCATCGCAACTTTTAGGCGATTAAGAGAACGTGAGGCTGCTAAAAAAGTGGCCTCTATTTCTAATGTAAAAAAAACACCGTCAAAAAATAAAAAATCTGTTCATTCAGCAATGAAACAGCAAGCTAAAAAATTAAAGTAATGGCAATTTCCATAGTGGCTACAGTAGGGAGTGCTTCAGCTAACAGCTATGTCACATTAGACCAAGCACAAGCCTTTATTGATGGGCTAACTGAATCTGATGATGTTGTAGCGTGGGGGACAAGTACTACGGACCAAAAAAACAGAGCTTTATTTACAAGCACTCAGAGAATTGATCGTGAAAACTTTCAAGGGTCTAGGGTAAATAAAACACAAGCTTTACAGTGGCCCAGAAGCGGGGTTCGTGTACCTGATCAGCACAATCATTTATATTCAATAAGTTTTCCCTATAGAATTATTGATGATTATTATACAGATACTGAGATTCCAGAAAGAGTAAAGCATGCTCAGATTCATCTTGCAGTTTATTTAAATAACAACAAAGACGGTTTAGGATTAAGTGGTTTAGAAGATTTTCAATCGTTAAGTCTTGGTGATATAAATATAACTCCTAACTTTTATGGCAGAACTGGTGTTGATCGTATTCCTCCGATTGTGGATCAATATCTAAATGGTATTAGAATAGGGGGGTCAGCAAATTTACCAATTAAGAGGTCTTAAAATGGCATATGAATATCCAGCAGCTACTATCATCAATGACACAAGCACTGTTTCAGGTAGATTCGGAAAAATTGTAGCATTAAATGATACTGTAATAGCAACACTTGTCGCTGAAAATATAGATGGAGATTTAACGGCTTTAAATCTTAATGCAACAGGTGAAATATGCGGGATTATTACTAGTATTACTTTAACTAGCGGAACTGTTATTGCTTATAGATTATGAGCATAGCAAAAGGAGCCATAAGAGGTATTTCTGCTGCAATGAAAGCAGCGGGTGGGGCTATCATTTACCGAAGAGTAACTACAGGCATATATAATTCTGTTAACGGAAGTGTTAGTGAAGTAAAGACAGATATTTCTTTAAAAGGAATTGTTAGTAATGTATCAAGATCAGAAGTAAGTGATTTAATATCTGCACAAGACAAAAGAGTAAGGATATCTGCTGGTGATATAGATTTTACTCCTACAACTTTTGATAGGGTAGTTATTAATAATATTGAATATAAGATTATTCAAATTAATACCACTGAGCAAGACAATACAAATATAGCTTTTAATCTTTTTCTTAGGTAATTATGACTAGACAAATAAAAATTACTGAGATCCCTAATGTTATGGAAGATGCTGTTACATTTCTTGTCGCAGCTACTACGGCTGAATGGACTGCAAGAGTAAAAAAGGCTACACCAGTAAGAGTTGTTTATAAAGGCGAACCAAAAGGAGGAAGCGATTTAAGAAGAGCATGGCAAACAGATATCAAACCAACAAAAGGATTAATTAGCAATAATTTACCTTATGCAGAGCCTGTATGTTATGGAACTAACTTACCACCATCATGGAACAACCAATATAGAACGAGGCAAAATACTGTTGCTGGATTTCCTGAATTAATAGGAAAAGAATTACAGCAATGGGCTTTAGATGAGTATGAGAAAATAAAAAGAAAATTGTAAAATGACTGCTATCAATCTAAATACAGTTAGAGGAACTATTGAAAAACGTCTTGTTGATGAATTTCGTAATGGGCCTGTCATCCCTTTAGTTTTTAACAACGTGCCATTTGATGATTCAATAAATGACGAATATATTCAATGTGTTACTAACTTTGGAACAAATGAATATTTAACTCAGCAAACCACAGGAAGCGCAACAAATTTAATTGTAGGTCTTATAACACTTGATATCTTTACAAATCAGGGTATAGGAGCAGGATCGAATTTTGTAATTGCAAATAGAATTAGAAATTTATTCAACAGAATTACAGTTAAAGGTGTTCGCTTTGATCCTCCTATAGGGCCAGAAATATTTCAATCAGGAATTGAAGGTAAATTTCAAACTCAAATGAGAGTATCATTTGAAATATATGAAACGATTTAATTAAATGGAATTTACAGAAGAAATGTTAGATGCAATCGAAGCTGTAAAAGGTTCTAGAGATCCAGTTAAGTGGGATCCTAGATGCAGAGCATATATGCGTGAACAGCAAAAAATTAAAAAAGATGTAAAAACTACCGAAAAAGGTTAATATAAACGTAGATATTTTTTTTTTGATATGGCTGCTCTTAAAGGTGATGACGGAAAAGTGCAATTTGAGAAAGATGGCGGTACTCTTGCGTTAATAACTGGTACTAAATCATGGTCATTATCAATTGCTAAGGACACTATTGAAACTACAGTTCAAGGTAATGCTTCAAAAAGTTTTGTTGGTGGTTTAATTTCTGGTGAAGGTTCGGCTACTTTGATTTATGACAATGCGGGGAACACTGCTTACTTATCTTTTATTGAGGATGTTTTAACTTCAGATGATAATGCTAATGCAAAATTTGAACTTTATCCTGATAAAGATGCAGCGAAAAAGTTAGAATTTACTGGAATTATTACAGGCGGTGAATTTGGAGCAGAATTAGGATCACTTCAAGAAGTAACTATAAACTTTATTACATCTGGAAATATAGTATCAACCCTCTAAAGTAAAAATATATCTTATATAACCTATGGCAGGACAAAGAACTCTAGACATTCTTAAGAACTCTTTTGATCTTAGTAAAAGAAGAAAATTTGACGTAAAAGACAATGATGGAAATGTTGTTGTTAGCTTATACTTTAAGGCCATAACAAGGGCAGATAGAGCCAGAGCAACACAAAGGGCGGGCAGTGATGATCCATTGCTGGTTTCTACCCACATGCTTTGTCAATTAGCAGAAAATGAAGATGGGACGAAAGCTTTTGACCCAGCAGAGGTGGTAAATTTACAAAACGATTTACCAGAAAATGTTCTTAATGAAATAGAGCTTTTCTTGTTTGGTTTAAACAAAGATGCAACAATTGAAAACGCAAAGGAATCTTAAAGGGGGATAACTGGCTAAACTTTGAGTTTTTCCTAGCAACAGAATTAAGTAAGACAGTAAGTGAGTTAAGACAACAATTAACTGAAGAAGAGATGATTTTTTTTGCTGGATATTATGAGTTAAAATATGATAGAGAAAAGAAACAGGCAGATGCTATTAGAAGAAAATCAAAGTATAGTTAAAGGAGTTGTTGTTTAATCGTGGCAGTTTCAAATGTAGAGTTAAGAGTTGGAGCCACTCAAGCAATCACAGCATTAAAGAATGTAAATACTCAGGCGCAAAAATTTAACCAGACTGTAAACGGAACAAATAGCAAATTAAAAGATGCTAATAAGACTTTACCAATAGTTTCCAAAAACTTTTTCGGTAGTGGCGCAGCAGCAAAAGGGGCAGCAATAAGTTTTAGAAGTGCTGGGACTGCATTAGCTACAGCTTTAGGGCCACTTACTGCTGGACTTACTGTAGTTGCTGCACTTACAAAAACATTTCAAAGCTTATCCGCCCAAGACTTTGCCATTGCAAGAGTAAGGACTCTTGGAGTAAATGTTGAAACTCTTAGACCACAACTTGCAAGCTTATCAAATGAGCTTAGTGGTCAAGTATCACAGCTTTCATTATTAGAGGCATCTTATGATCTAGCATCTGCTGGTTTTGCTGAAACTGCTGAGATTACAAATATTTTAAAAGCAGCCCAGTTAGGTGCTACTGGTGGATTTTCTGATTTGCAAACTGTTACTGATGCAACAACATCTGTTTTAAATGCTTATGGCTTAGAGGCTGATAAAGCTGCAAAAATAGTTGACGGATTCGCACAGACGCAAGCTGATGGTAAAATTGTTGTAGATCAATATGCAAAGCAGATAGGTCGTATTGCGCCAATAGCTGCTGGTGCTGGTGTAAGTATAGATGAATTAAATGCTGCGATTTCTGCTGTCACTGCAACTGGTGTTCCTGTTGAATCAACCTTTGCTGGACTCAGACAAGTTCTTGCTTCAATACAGAAGCCCACTAGTGAAGCGTCTAAAGTAGCAGAAAAACTTGGTATTGATTTTAGTGCTGCTGCATTAAAGTCAAAAGGATTCAGCGGAGTTTTAGAGGATATTGTTGCAAATGGTGGAGCGAGTGCAGACAACTTATCTAAATTATTTGGAAGTGTAGAGGCTCTTACAGCAATACAGCCTCTATTAAATGATGAATTAGTCAAGTTTAATCAGGCTCTAGAAAATCAAGCTAATGCACAGGGTAGGGCTGCCCAAGACGCTTTTACAGCAACTAATACAATTCAGGGTCAACTGACAAGATTAAGCTCTGCATTTACAAATATAACGACAGAAGGTTCTGAATTTGGAATAGTTATAAGAGAAGTTTTAAAAGTAACTGCTGTTACTGTTGAAGCTTTAGGAGTTGCTATCAAGGCTCTTTTTACACCTACTAGACAGCTTTTTGCTTTAATTGGTCAGATAGGAAAAGTAATAGCTGATGCAATAGGAATTGATGCAACAAAAACTTTATTTAATTTAGAGCAAGGGTGGATACGAATAAAAGAAGCGGTTTCAGAAAGTTCAGAACAAGCTATCTTTTTTGCTCAGGTTGTTGGTGGTGTAATAGGTAAAATAGTTGTTGCAATTGCTAAAACTGCAACTGGGATAAGGGATACAATCACTGGTCTAGTAGATGGTGTCGTTACTTTTATTAGAGACAAAATAAACCAGCTAATTGAAAATATTCCAGAACCCATAAAAAAATTATTAGGAGGGCTTGAAATACCAAAACTTGATTTAGATGTAAAAATACCAAAATTGCAAAATGCTTTTAAAGGTTTAAAAGAAAAAGTTGATGAATTAAAAAATGGAATTATTGAATTTAGTGGAGTTGAAAAGCAAATAACTGAAGAAAATAATAAACAACTTGATGCAAAAAATAAAATTGTAGAAACTAATGGAAAAATAAAAACTACTGTTGATGAGATTACAGACGCAGAAAAAAAAGCTAAAGAAGAAGCAGATAAATTAAAAGCTAAATTTACGAAAATAGGTGAGGATATTGAAAAGGGTATTGTTCAGAATCTTACAGACGCGGTAGATGGTACAAAAACACTTGCAGATGCAGCAATAAGCACACTGAATAAGTTAAAACGAAAGTTGATTGAAGTAGCTATTGAAAAGGCAGTAGCTGGTATTGGAGGTCCGATTGGTAGCTTTTTGGGTAAAGTTTTTGGCGGTTTCAGAGCGTCAGGAGGTCCAGTAGCAGCTAATAAATCTTTTATCGTGGGCGAAAAAGGACCAGAGATTTTGACAATGGGTTCTAGAGGTGGATTTATTACACCAAATAACAAAATTGGTGGAGCAGGAACGACTAATAATATTGTGGTAAACGTAGACGCTGGCGGGACCTCAGTACAAGGTGACGGATCTAGCGCAGATGCACTTGGACAACTTATTGGAGCCATAGTCCAAAGAACATTAATAGAAGAATCACGAAGTGGAGGTCTTTTAAATAGATAATGGCAACATTTCCTTTAATCCAGCCAACATACGGCACAAGAAAAAACAGTACTCCTAATGTAAGAGTTACGAGACTGGGTGATGGATACGAGTTCCGCGCTCTATTCGGCTTGCCACAAAATCAAGATCCCAAAATATACGATTTAACTTTTAATGTCACAGAGGTCGAAGCAGACGTAATAGAAGCCTTTCTAAGGAGCCGTGTAGCAGATCAGGCTAGTTTTACATTTACACCACCAGCTGAGGGATTCAGCAACAAAGGAGGAACATTTATTCAATCAAATGGGGCTGGTGCTACAGGTAAAATTGTTACCGTATCTTGTACAAACCATGGAGTAGCGATTGGCGATACAATTTCTGTTACTGCAAACAGTGGAGGTTTAGCTAACGGTGATTATGTTGTAAGTGCTGCTGCGAATCAAAATACATTTACTATAAATTCTGCTGCAAACGCACATGTCACAAGCCAAACTTCTATAACATTTGATTTATCTGGAGCTGGCAAATTTGTGTGTGAACAGTGGTCAAAATCTATTCCATTTAGGAACAGAGCTGTAATTAACTGTAGTTTTAGGGAAGTTTTTGAACCATGACTACAAATCCTATATCTGATTTACAAAAACTAACTAACAAATCAATCATAGAACTTTTTTCTATTGAGTTAAAGCCTGATATTCATTACACAAAAAAATCATTTGATACAACTTACCAGCAATCAGCAGAAACAATTACTGTAGCTTTAGCGACTGCATTTCTTGAGTTTTCTGTGGGGGATCTGATTAATCTAGAATTTTCTGTAGCACCAGAAGCTCCTACAGTTCCTGTTGCAATTAGCGGTATATATACCGTAGATACAGTTACATCAAGTAATTTCACTGTCAAAGCATTGAACACTCTAGCTACTGCGGGTCGTGTTAAAGGAATCGCTAACGCGAAAATAATTAACTCACAAAGACAACCAACAATTTTTTTATTTCACAGCGGTGTAAATATCAAGAATAAATCAGACATAATCTGGCAAAATAATAAATATACTAAAATGCCGTGTGAAGCGAGTGGTTTTAAATATTCTGGTAAAGGGACACTGCCTAGACCTACGATTACATTTTCTAATCTTCTAGGTAGTATTAGTTCAATAATTGCAGATACAAATTTAATTACACCTTTCATTGATATGCAAACTGCAAAAGTAACTAGAATTAGAACTTTAGCAAAATTTCTTGATGCAGAAAATTTTCCTTCAAATATAAATCCTTTCGGGACACCTGACCCACTTACAGAGATGCCAAGAGAGGTATATTTCATTGACAAAAAAAGCTTAGAGAATAGAGATGTTGTACAGTTTGAATTAGTTAGCAGTTTTGATTTAAGTGGTGTTGGCGCACCTAAAAAACTGGTATCCCGCGCAGACTTCATAGGTGTTGGAACTTTTGTAAATTTTTAGTATGACTTGGAAAGAATCTTTTAAAATTTATGCAAAACAAGAGGCACCCTTTGAGGCTTGCGGTCTGGTAGCTGTTATTAAAGGTGAGGAAAAATTTTGGCCTTGTAAAAATTTAGCTAAAGAAAAAAAAGATTTTTTTATACTAGACCCTGACGACTGGGTAGAGTGTGAAGATTTAGCAGATGAGATAGTCGGTGTAGTGCATAGTCATCCAGAAATACCAGCAGAACCATCAAGGGCAGATATAGCATCATGTGAGCATATTGGTTTTCCATATTTTATTTATAGTATTGTTCAAGATAGTTGGATTTCAGTGGAACCAGAAAATTGGAAAAATTTACAAGCAGGGAGAGCATGAAATGGAATTAAGAAAAATAAAAGTTTATGGTAAGTTGAGAAAATTATTAGGGGAAAATAGTTTTGAAGCTGCTGTTAATTCACCTAAACAAGCTTTTGATTTTTTAAGAGCAAACTTTGAGGAGTTTGATCAACACATGAATCAACAACTATATCAGGTGAAAATGGGTGGACGTGTTGTAACTCAAGATGAAATATCATTTTTAGGTCAAGGGGATATACAAATAGTGCCTGTCGCTGTTGGTTCAGGTTTGTTTGATTTTATAGAAGATTTTTTTGAGTTTGTTTTTGATAACGCAATACCATTTGTAACTGCTTTTTTCACAGGAGGTTTTAGTCTTCTTGCTACGGTGGCTGGTATAACTCTTGCAACAGATGTATTAAGTAATAATCGACCAGCAACATCTCGAAGTTCAGTCGGTGATACAGATCCAAATATAAGAGGTTCTTATGCGTTTAACGGCATACAAAATGTCAGCACTAGTGGAATACCAATACCAATAATATATGGATATGTCTATAGCGGATCAATTCTGGTCAGCTCAGGCGTTGATTCTGCCCAGATAGTTCCAGTTTTAACTGATACAGGTACTTATGGACAATCTGGAAATATAGTTACTATATATATTGATAATCATGGTATAAAAAATGGCGAAAGTGTTCGTTTAGATTGGCTTACAGGACCTTTAGCTGGTTCAAATGTAGATGACGGAGGAAGATTTGGAGTTCAAGATGCTACTACAGATACTTTTAAAACTTCTCTTGGTATGTGGAGTAATAAAAATTATGCAAATTCAGTAAACAATACTGTTAAAATTAATGCAAGACATCAAGATTAATTCATTATGGTTAAATTAATTGATGATGAATTATTTGGGAGAGAACCTGACAGCAGAGTATTAGATATTCAACTAATAGAAGGTAGTTTAAGAAGTAAACAATTTGCAACAATTATAGATCTGTTAGGATATGGCGAAATTGAAGGGTTTAGAAGTCCAGAAAATACAAACCCAGATACGACAGATTCTTTAAATATTGGAAGAGATATTTTTTTAGATAATACACCCTTGGTGAATCCGAGTGGAGATCCTAATTTTGATGATGTAGAGGTTTTCTTCAGAAATGGAACTACTGATCAAGATCCCCTTAGCACATTTGATACTTTTGGGCCTGACCGAGTAGAAAATACAATACCTGTTGGAGTTGAAGTAGAAAAAAATACATCTGTTTCAAGATCAATAACAGGTGTTCAAGATGCAAGTGGTAATGAACTAATAAAACTTATAAGAGTATCTATACAGATTCCATCTTTGCTGAAATTTACAAATGAAGGCGATATACGCGGTACGGAAGTAAAAATATCAATACGTATTACAGAAAATAATGGAACTGTACATAACCCAGTCGTAGAAGATTCTATAAAAGGTAAAGCACAAAGTCCTTATGTAAAAGATTATGAAATCCTTTTAGAAAGTAATAATCTGGATTTTCCTTTAACAGTCACAGTTATAAGAAATACAGAGGATAGCACAGATAATAAGTTGGCAAATAAAACTATTTTTTTATCGTTAACAACAATAATTACAGAACCACAAGCATATAAAGGCTTTGCTTATGTTGCATTAAGATTTAATGCACAATCTTTCCCATCCTTCCCTAAAAGGATGTACAGGATCAAGGGAACAAGGATCAAGATACCGCATAATGCGGAAGTAGATTTAGATAATGGAGCTATTACCTACAGTGGTACTTTTAATGGGACTTTCAAAGCTGACAAAGAATGGAGCGCAGATCCCGCATGGATTTTATATGACTTATTAACAACAGATAAAGGTTTTGGTGGTCCAGAGGGTGTTATACCTGAAGATTCATTAGATGTGTTTTCTTTTTTCCAAGCATCTAAATATGCAAGTGAAATAATTACAGATCCGATAACAGGTATAGACGAACCAAGATTCAGTTGCAATGTAATTTTAAATACAAGGCAAGATGCGTACACTCTGATAAATGATTTGTGTAGCGTTATGAGAGCAACCGCATTTTATAGTGCTGGGTCGCTTGTTATTAATCAAGACAGGCCAACGAATACAACTACAAATACATCAACACCAGAATATGTATTCAATAATTCTAATGTAGGAAGGGATGGTTTTACATATAAACAAGTAGGAGATAAGACAAAATTTACAGAGGTAGAAGTTTCTTATTTTGATAATGACACTCAGACACTAGATTTTGAGTTTGTTGATACAAATAAAATACCAGCCTTATCTGGATATATTGATAAATTTGGCAGAATACGAAAGACCATTAAAAGTTTTGCATGTACTTCTAGAGGTCAAGCAAATAGATTAGGTAGATGGTTCTTATATACAAACTTAAAAGAATTAGAAGTAGTTACTTTTTCAACAACTCTAGAAGCTGGTGTTGTTGTAAGACCATCTATGGTTATTGGCATAGCTGATACTTTAAAACAAGGAATTAGAATGGGAGGGCGCATTGCTGGTCTTAGTAGTTCTGCAGGCAACTCAGATATTGATGAAATAATTTCAGACGGTGATATACCAGCATTGTCATCGGGACTCAACACAATACATGTTGTAATGCCATCTGCTGCTGCTGTTTCTTCTGACTCAGAAAACAAACAAATAACACTGACACGAAATATAGTATCAATATCTGGCAGAAAAATTACATTAGATGGCAAAATCAATCCACAAGGCATTTCACCAAATATCGGCACAGTTTATTCAATAACCAGCGCAGCCGTACCAATACAGCTCTATCGCGTAGTTGGGATTGAAGAAAATAATGATTTTGAATATACTATTTCAGCTATAATTCATGATCCGCTTAAGTACGGAGAGATAGAACGACTAGACACACCCCCTGAGCCAAGAACAATAAATACTCTTATCGGTCAAGTTTCATCTCCAAAAAATGCTACCGTCACAGAGGAGATAGTTTCGTTAAGAGATCGAGCTGTATCTAGATTAACAGTAGCTTGGGAGCCAGAAATAGGAGTAAGTGAATATTTACTTGAATATCAATTTACTGATCCTAAATTAGAAATAGCAGACAATCCACAAAGTGTAAGAGTGTCAGCACCTACTTTTGAGTTTTACGATGAACTTGCGAGACTTGGTGTATATCAATTTGTTATCAAATCATTTAACTCTTTAGGAAGAATAAGTTCAGATTCTACAAAAGTGTTTTTTGCAACTTCTGGAAAAACTGCAAATCCCGCACCAATACAGAATTTAACATTTGAACCAATTGACGAAAGAAATATAAGACTACGTTTTGATAAGCCTACAGATCCTGACGTGGTGCATGGTGGACGAATTTTGATCAATTATTCTTTTAATCATCAAGGCAAAGGATTATTCTCACAATCAAATTTTTTACAAGCAGTCGCTGGAAACTCAACAGAGGCAATAGTGCCACATCCGTGGCAAGGTGAATATATTTTGAAAACTGAAGATGATGGAGGAAGGCAAAGTATTGAGGAGACATCTGTCATTGTTAATCGTCCTGCGCGTTACAAACTCAAATTAATAGAAAATCAAGAACAAAATAACAATCCTAAGTTTGGCGGTGTGAAAAAAAATTGCGCTTTCAATACTACAAAAAATGGATTAGTTTCAGATGAAACTGTTACCAGTGGATTTTATGTTTTTGCCTCTGCTTTAGATGTTGGCTCAATACAGCCAGTGCGACTAAAAAGCATTTTGAAAACTAGTTCATATTACCCAAGTGCTATATTCAGTACTAGAACTTTAGCTATTGATAAATGGTTTGAGTTTGACGGGACTGACGATCAAGCCGTCAACACAAACGCAAAATTATTAGTCTCACAAACTGATCAAGACCCAAATGCTTCGACTGCTGTAACTTATGGTATGTCAACTGGCCTTACAGAAATTAATAAAACTAATCATGGTTTAAAAGTTGGTGATAATGTTTTTATTACTTTCACGAGTGGTTTTGCTCAGAATAAAAATATTGATCATGATTTTTTAGTTCACAGTTTAGGTTTTAGAGCAAGCACTGGTAAATTTGATGATCCTGATAAATTTGTAGTAGTCACACCACAACCAGAAATCGGTAATATAATTTTTCAGTCTGGTAATGCAAATTTAAGTAACAAATTTACTCCATTCGATGAATTTATTAACGGAGACTTTACTGCAAGAGGTTTCAAATTCAAATGTATTTTTGAAATTTCAGATCCTGCACAATCGATAATAATTGAAGAGCTTGGGTTTTTGGCTGGTTTAGACGGGAGAACAGAAACAAGTATTGAAAACACATCTTCAACGAATGGCAGATTTACTTCAAGCAGTACGACTAGCACTACTGTTACTTTTGAAGAGCCATTTTTTACTGGTGTTAATGGATTAGATGTAGCAGCAAACAGTGCAAAGCCAGCAGTTAGTGTCTCAGTAGAAAATGCTCAGGGTGGAGACTTTGTAGAGATAACAAATATTACAAGTACAAATTTCACAGTCAATATAAAAAACAGAGATACAAGCGGTAACGACAGTTTAGTTGTGAGAAACTTTAAATATATTGCTAGGGGTTTTGGACGTACATACTAAATTACAAGTAATATAAGGTAAATAAAAAAAACAACTATGTCTCAAGATAATACAAACAACTATGTTATTTCTGATGTTTCTGGGGCTTTAGTAAGACAAGCAATCAATACAACTCTGCAAGCTATCGCGACAAACAACTCAGGCGGTACACCCCCAGCAGCTAACGACCATCAATGGTTTGCAAATACAGCTACGAATAGATTGACGTATAAAGATGCAACTACAGGCAACAACGCTAATACTAATTATTTCAATCTTGCAAAACTTGACGGAGGACTTTTTTTAGATAAACCCAGCACTTTTGAAACTGATGTGATTTTTCAAGGTGATAATGGTAGTTCCAGTTTTCAGATCGTTTATGATTCAAGCGCAAACAGTACCAAAGGAGCGTTGATTGTAAAAGACGAGACAAGAATCTCAATTGGTACAGCTGAAGATTTTATAATGACTCGTGTTTTGGGTATTATATTTTTGGCAGCTAACTCAAATTCAAGAGTTAGTATTTCAGGAGGAACAACAAACGCTTCAGGAATCCCAGTATATGAAGTTCGAGCAAGACCAATAGGAGGTGGCACTCTTGAGACATGTTATGAAGCATATTTAAACGGAGGCCAGCATTTGTTTTTTGATGCTGCTGAAAAATTAAAAACTACAGCCAATGGGATTACGGTTACTGGTTCAGTTACAACACAAGACATAAACATGTCGAATCTTGATGGAAGTCCGAATGAAGTTGATAATACGAAAGGAAGTTGGTCAATACAAGAAGGAGAAGACGATCTATTTTTAATTAACAAACTTAACGGTAAAAAATATAAATTTAATGTAACCGAAGTAACTTAAGCTATTCTGTATATAAATTAGTTTTTTTATGTCAATTACAATAACTTGGGAAATAAATAAAGAATGGTGCGTAAGAGATGAGTCAGATGGTTTTTTTCGGGAAGTTGTTTACAGAGTAAAAGGTTTGGACGACAACGAAGAAAAAACTAGACGTACAGGAAAGATTGACTTTGATAAGCCAGAATCTTTACCTTCTGAGTTCATACCATATAACGAAGGCAGCGGAAGTCCAAATCAAGCGACTATGATTAGTTGGGTCAAAAATTATATTGGAGCAGATATGGTAAAACAGATTGAAACTAATATAACTAATGAAATAAATTTAAAAAAAGAACCAAAACAAGTTCAAGGAACCGCTTTCTAGTAATTATGGCTAATTCAGATTCAAGATTTGTCTACACAAATGACGAAGGTATTTTGGTAATTGTGATTCCCTCTGATAATTCAAAATATACCTTAGAAGAAATTAAAGAAAAAGATTGTCCGAAAGATCGCCCAGTATATACTGTAAATAAAAGCAGTATTCCAACTGATAGAAGTTTTAGAAATGCTTGGACTTATACGGAGTAAATCATGGGTTTTGGAATAGACATGGCAAAAGCTAAAGAAATTCATCGGGAAAATATTCGTAGAGCGCGAAAACCAAAATTAGCAGAATTAGATATTGAATTTCAAAGAGCCATTGAAACAACTCAAGATACGTCAGCAATCATCACAAAAAAACAAGCTTTAAGAGATGCTCCAGCTGCATCAGATATTGAATCTGCAAGCGATATTACAGCACTTAAAAATCAATGGAAAACTGATATACTTGGAACATCACCCTATAAATAAATGCCAAACGCTCCAGCAGTTTTTGATTTCGAGGTTAATAGGAGATCAACAGTTCCTCTTGAAATCCAATTTAAAACAGATGGGAATCCAGTTAACATATCAGGTTACACCTTTGCTGGATCCGTATTTGATAAGGAAAGAAAAACTAATTTTGCAAATTTTTCAGTGGAATATGTTAACAGAAGTATAGGAAAATTAAAATTTAAATTAACACCAACACAGACCGAAGGTTTTACATTAAACGAATTAGAGTACGACATAAAATACAAACAACCAAACAATGATGAATTTTATTTACTAGAAGGTACAATATTTGTCAGCGAAGGCTATACGGTAATATCATGACTTCAGTAAATATAAGCACAACAAAAAATACTGTTGAAGTTATTGATGCGACTACAAATGTTATTGAAGTTTCTACAACTGGTCCTCAAGGTCCTGCTTTTGCTATAGATTTGAATCATGTAGACAAAGTAAATAATTCAATAATGTACTACGAAGCAACTAGTGATACACTTAAGTTAGATAATACCGTTACTGTTGAAAAGCTTGTGGACGGTGGCAATTTTTGATTTATTAAACTATGGCTAACACAATCAGAATTAAGCGTTCAACTGGTAATGACGCACCAACAAGTTTAGCAAATGCGGAATTAGCTTTTGCCGAAGGTAGTAAAAAACTTTTTATTGGTATTGGTACAGGTGGTGATGGTGGATCTGCTACAACGATTGAGGCAATTGGTGGTTCTGGAGCTTTTGTAAGTTCAGTTACAGCAAGAAATACAAATTTAGTTTTTGCTGGTCCTGCTTCTGGATCTGCTGCTGCTCCTGCATTTAGGTCGCTTGCAGTTGCTGATATTCCAACGCTGACTAGTAGTATTATCTCAGATTTCAATACAACTGTTAGAAATAACAGAATAGATCAATTAGTTTCACCAATAGGAAGTTTAAATTTAAATAGTCAAAAAATAACAAGTTTAGCAACACCAACAAGCGATAATGATGCTGCAAATAAAGGTTATGTTGACTCTGTTGCTGAAGGTTTAGACGTTAAGGACAGTTGTACCGTAGCTTCAACTGCTAACGTAACAATTGCAACGGCCCTAAATAATGGTGATGTTTTTGATAGTGTCGCTCTTTCAACTGGGGATCGAGTTTTATTAAAAGATCAAACTAATGCTACAGAAAACGGAATTTATATAGTTGGAGCTTCACCAGCGAGGGCTGATGATCTAGCTGCGGGTGCTGATGCTGCGGGTGCTTTTACTTTTATCGAGCAAGGGACAAGTGCTGATAAAGGATTTGTTTGCACAAGTAACAAAGGATCTGCTGTTGTAGGGACAAATAATTTAGCATTTTCGACATTTAGTTCTTCTGGTGATGTTTCAGCAGGAAATGGTTTATCAAAATCAGGTAATACATTATCAGCAAGTCTTGTAACTAATGGTGGTTTAATTTTTAGTGGCACTTCTATAAAAGTAGATTTAGATGCAGCATCAATAGGCGGAAAATTAGCAGTTAATAGAGGTGGTACAAATGCAACTTCAGCCTCAGGTGCCAGAACTTCGCTAGGGTTAGTAATTGGCACTGATGTCGAAGCTCATTCAGACAAGTTGACTGAGCTGGCAACAATGAATCTAAACACAGCACAAAAATTGGCTGATTTAACTAATACTGAAGTCGGAGTCTTGGATGGCATAACTGCCACAACTGCAGAATTGAACAGGGTAGATGCGACTTCAAGTATTCAAACACAATTAGATTCTAAACAGGCTTCAGATACTCAGTTAACTGATATTGCTGCCCTTGCTGTAACTAATGGAGGCTTCATTGTTGGCAATGGAACTACTTTTGTTCTAGAAACAGGTGCAACAGCAAGAACTAGTATGGGTTTAGGGTCAATGGCAACCCAAAATGCTAACTCTGTAAATATAGATGGAGGAACTATAGACGGAATAACTCTAGACGGGGGTTCCTACTAAATAATTAGGAGTTAAGTAAAATGGCAAATACCATTAAACAAAAACGTGGCAGTGGTAGCAATCCTTCTGCTAGTGATTTAGAAGTAGGTGAATTAGCCATAAGGACCGATAATGGTCATCTGTTTACAAAAAATGATAGCGGTACAGTAATTGAACACGCAGATATAGGGGTTTTAACTGCTAATACATTACTTGGTAGAAGAGTAAGTAATGGCACTCCTCAAGAGCTTACAGCAAGCCAAGTAAGAACAATAATAAATGTGGCTGATGGTGCTACAAACGTCACGAATAATAATCAGTTAACAAATGGTGCGGGCTACATAACATCTTCAAATAGTGCTGTTACTGGTAAATTGTCCAAAGCGGGTGGCACTATAACTGGGAACTTACAAGTAAATGGAACAACTACCTTAAATGGCAATATAGATTTGGGAGATGCTTCTGCTGAAACTGTAACTTTTACAGCAGTTGTTGACAGTGATATTTATCCAGAAATTGATAGTTCGCACGACTTAGGAAATGCTTTTCAAAAGTGGGATAATGTTTATGCAAATACTTTTACAGGTAATGCAGCAACCGCAACAAAACTAGCTACGGCTAGAACAATTGCAGGGACAAGTTTTGACGGTTCTGCTAATATAAATATTTCTTTTAATAGTTTAACTAATAAACCAACAATACCTACAAACAATAATCAACTGACTAATGGTGCAGGCTATTTAACTTCTTCATCTAATTTAAACGCTGATAAATTAAGTTCTGGAACAATACCAGCAGCAAGAATAGGAAGTAATGCGGTCACTTTTGCTCGTATGCAAAATATTGCTGAAGAACGATTGATAGGAAGAGTAAGTAGTGGGACAGGAGATCCCGAAGCATTGACACAAGCACAAGTAAGAACTTTCTTAGGTCTTGCAAGTTCAGCGACAACTGACACTACAAATGCGTCAAATATTTCATCTGGAACTATTCCTGCTGCACGAATCGGCAATGATGCCGTAACTTACGCAAAGATCCAGAATGTATCTGCTACAAACAGAATACTAGGAAGAGATTCAGCTGGTGCTGGAAATATTGAAGAGATAACTCCTGCAAATTTACGCACTATGCTTAATGTTGCTGACGGTGCAAATAATATTACTAACAACAACCAACTTACAAACGGAGCTGGCTACATAACTTCTCAAAGGTCTGTTGAATCCGTACAGGATATTGTTGGGGGTATGGTGTCAGGTAACTCTGAATCTGGCATAACAGTCACTTATCAAGATTCTGATGGCACAATAGATTTTTCAGTGTCTTCGCAAACTGATAATAATTTTACTAATGCTTTAAAAACTAAACTTGATGGTATAGCTTCAAGTGCAACAAATGTCACAAATAATAATCAACTTACCAACGGGGCTGGCTATATAACCTCTCAGAGATCTGTTGAATCAGTACAAGATATTGTCGGAGGGATGGTTTCTGGCAACTCGGAGTCAGGTATCACAGTTACTTACCAAGATTCAGACGGTACTTTAGATTTTTCTGTTGCGTCACAAACTGATCAAAATTTTACAACAGCATTAAAAAATAAATTAGACGGTATAGCGTCTTCAGCTACAAATGTCACGAATAACAATCAACTCACAAATGGGGCAGGGTATATAACCTCACAGAGATCAGTTGAGTCAGTGCAGGATATTGTTGGAGCTATGGTTACAGGTAATACTGAGTCAGGAATATCAGTTACATATCAAGATGCAGATGGGACTTTAGACTTCTCAGTTTCTTCTCAGACAGATAATAACTTTACAACAGCGTTGAAAAATAAATTAGACGGTATTGAGTCTGGAGCTAAGGCAGATCAAACAGGTACAGAAATAAGAGCATTATTAGCAGCTACGAGCAATACAAATATTTTAAATGATACTTTACTTTCAAAATTAAATGGTATTGCTTCTGGCGCTACTAATGTAACTAATAATAACCAAATTTCTAATGGTGCTGGTTATATAACTTCAAGTAATTCAGCAATCACTAATAAGATGCCTAAAAGTGGAGGCACATTTTCTGGAACAGTAAATTTAGGTGGAAATGACATAGATAATGTCGGCAGAATGACAGGTAACGGTTTAACTCTAGAAGATGACGGAGAAAGCTCACCTACTTTTAAATTAGTTACAGATGATGAAGCTCCATATGCTATGCAAATCAGCAATAGTACCTATTCAACTCAGCAAGTAGGTTTACTTACTTTTGTAAAGAATAACGGTGATGCTGAACTTTTACATGCTGGAAACGGAGAGTTTAAAGACTTTTCTATTGGAACCTCATTAGGAATTGGTTTTATTACTTGTATTAAGATTGACGGATCAGAACAACAAGTCGAACTTTATAAATCGGGTTCTAAAGTATTTGAAACTGTTGGAAGTGGAGTTGAGGTCACTGGTTCCTGTCAGGCTGGCAGCTTTAAAAGTGACGATTTGCTTCCACCAGTTTTTCAGTTTACTAACGGAAACAAGGCGGGACAGTTAAGCGTAGGCAATGCAAACATAGACGGCACAGGTACTGTAACTTTAGAATCTGATTTTAATGTTTCTTCAGTCAGTGATTCAGGAAGTGGTGTTTATGACATTTCATTTGACGAAAATTATAAAAACAGTCACTACATAGTTACGGCAGAAAGTGGTTTAATATCTTCAACTAGCAGCGCATCAACTACAGTTGATATAAGAAATATGTCTAGTTCTGGTTTTAGATTATTAATTGAGGATGTAGATGCTGGTTTTATTGATGTTGATTATGTTATGTTTTCTATTTTTGAAAATTAAGCTTGAGAAATTCACATATACAAGATCCTAGATTTTCTGGTCATCCTTCGTTTATTAGTAAATCTTTAAAAAGAAAAAAGAAAAAAAAATCAAAAAATGCTATAAATATAATAAAAAAAATTTAATGAAAGAATTTATAGAAAGACAGATCGAAGAATGGCAAAAACAGATTATGCAGCAAAAAGAACACATTCTTAGATTAGAAGGAGCTGTATCTAGTTATGTTTTACTTCTTGAACAATTAAAGTCTGAGAATATAACTGAGCAAAAGCCAGTTAAGAAACCGAGTAACAAAACAGTCAAAGTTTAAAAAATCAATTAATATAAATTTTTAATTTATTTAATTAAATGCTTAAAAAACTTTTAGTCGCTGCTGCTGTAACGACTTGTTCTAGTCCTGTTTTTGCTGGATTTTATTTAAACGTGGAAAATAACGCTACGTTTTTAAAAGATAGCGATTTCCAAGGATCTTCGACAGATTTGCACGTAGGTTATGAAAAATCTTCGGAACGCGGTTCATTTTACCTCCAAGGCGGTCCGCTCTTAAGTAATCCAGAGGGCAAAACTCAATCCACAGACGTATCAGCAAAGATTGGCGGTTCTGTAAATGCAACAGATAAGACTTCAATCTATGGTGAGCTAAGTGGTGTTTTTGCAGATGAAAATGTTTTCGGCACCAAATTAGGGTTGAAATTTGCTTTTTGATTTCCTGATTAAATAATCTAAAGTAAATAGAGGTGTGCTTACACACACTGCTGTGACTATTAACATATAAATAGGCATAGCGACTGCACCTCTAACTATATTTTTCATGGAATACCCAGAAATAGATTTACCAGATACAAACAACATACTCATTCCACCCACAACAATTTTTTATCCGCCCCTAGCAGACGTTCCATATTTAGATCCTCTTCTACTTCCAAGTCTGGAACAAGTTCAGTCGGGTTTG